AGATAGACTGCGGCCTTACATCCCCACACTTTGTTACTAATACTGAAAAGCACTTAGCTGAGCTAGAACACCCGTATGTGCTGTGCTGCTCATCTGAGATTCCTAACATCCGAAAGATACAGAGTATCCTTGAGTTTGTTGTTAAAGGGAACAAGTCATTACTTATTGTAGCGCCGGTGTCTCAGCAAGTAAAGAGTGCCCTGCTCATGAACAAGGTAAAAGGTAACATTAAGGTCAACATCATCGAACCTCCAGGGTTTGGGCCGACTAGGACAGATGCTATGGAAGACTTAGCTATCTTGACTGGTGCTACAGTACTCAACGAGGAGCTTGGCGACGACTTAGATCTTATGTCAGTTGAACACTTAGGAAGAGCCGTATCAGCGGTTACTGACGACAAAACAACAGTGCTCACGCTCGAAGACATGACACCCGAACTTGAAGGGCGTATAGACGAGCTTAACGGTAAAATTGCAAACGAGAAAAATGGATTCATTAAGACAAAACTCGAGCAGCGATTGGCTACTCTTTCTGGTAGCGTTGGGGTTGTTCGCGTTGGTGCTGGCTCCAAGGTTGCTTTAAAAGAAAAGAAGGATAGGGTTGAAGATGCGATATACGCTACTAAAGCTGCACTTAAAGAAGGTATCGTACCTGGCGGCGGCGTGGCTTTGCTTAACGCTTCAAAAGAGCTTACTGTACGCAATGCAGGTATGGAGATTTTATGCTCAGCTATGAGAGCTCCGTTCAATACCATCATGAGCAACGCAGGTAGGAGTTTAGATGGTTTACCCGATACCCGTGGGATCGGAGTGAACGTGGTGACAGGCGAGGAGGTTGACATGGTTACAGATGGCATCGTAGATCCAGTGCTAGTTACTAAGACGGCCCTGAAGAACGCCGTAAGTGTAGCATTGACTATCATGTCTGCAGACTGTGTAATCTCAAATATCAGAGTCGATGAAAGCGATAAATGATTACGTATTAATTAAAGCAGTGAAGCAGGCTCCCAAGAAAGTTGGGGGCTTGCTTATCACTGATCATACGGATACAGAGGGCCGCTACGTAAATGGAGAGGTTGTATCTATATCAGAAGGATTTGAATATGTAAAGGATGGTGATATTGTCTGGTATGATCGTCATGCTGGTCACAGCATTACTTATGACGGCGATCTATATAGAGTTATTCGAATAAGAGACATTGCGATGGTCGATGACTGTTGACGATATCAAAGAGGCTCAGTTGTTCAAGTATTACAGACTCGTTCGCAAATGGGCTTGTAAGCAGAACAATCTTAAGGATGCTGACCTCGAGCTATTAATATATCTGAGCTCTTTAGAGCGCTTTACACGCGACGATTTTATCAACGGCGTATATGCGTACTCTTGGGATAAGCAGAGATGGGAGAGACTGCGTAAGGATGGCTGGATAGACGTGTGGAGACATCGTAACCGAACCACGATCATGTACTCTATTTACAAAACATCCTTTAAGTGTAATCTTCTAATAAGTAGGATCTACCGCATTTTACTCGGTGAAGAGGATATACCTATGACCGAGTCAAACGTGTTCTATAAGAACGAGTCCTACACAGATAAGGTAATGAACAAAGCGATCGATGATATGATCAAAGATCCAAAAAGATAACAATATGCCATTCCCAAGAAAAAACAAAGCAAAGAAGCTGGCCGCTAAAGCATACAAGTTGGAAAACAAAATGGAGCAGCAAATGGATAAGGGTATGAAGTTCCGCTCTTCTCTCTCTTCTAGTAGACTGCAACGCGTCGAGAACAGGATGCGTAAAAAAGGCGGTTGCTGTAATGGTTAAGGGTTTAGTCGGAACCTTGTTCGGTAAAGTATTAGAGAATGCCGACGAAATCCTCGACGCCGTTATCACAACGGATAAAGAACGTGAAGAAGCTAAGTTATCAATTAAGAAAGTATTACTCGACGCCGAAAAAGAAGCTTTCGAAAAAGAAGTCGAGGATCGAATCAGCGCTAGAAATCTTTACCAAGACGACGCTATTATTCAGAAAATTCTCGCGACGCTATTTACAGTAGCTTACTTTGCTCTCACATACGTCATGTTCCAGTACTTTGTTCAAAACTCTATTGATCTGAGCGATTATGAGATCGGTTTTATCTCAACAGTATTCGGAGCCATGAGCGCTAAGGTAAATACCATCGTAGACTTTTTCTTCGGTGGGTCAACAAAGAAAAACAATTAATTTTATTTTATATGTCTGAAACAATTGACTTAAATCCCCGAGCCGAGAAGATCTCTGACGAGCACTTGGCCGAGTTGCAAGAGGTGGTGAACAACATCAATGCCATCCAGTTTGAAATTGGTAAGGTTGAAACAACTAAACACCAGTTGCTCCACCGCTTAGCAGGCGAGCAAGACAAGGTGACTCTTTTGCAACAAACCCTTGATGACACGTACGGAACATACGACGTGAACCTCAAGGACGGAACCATCAACTGGCCTGATGAATAATGGTGTAATCAGGAAGATCACAATAGGTAAAGACTACAAGACCGATTCGATGCATTACTCAATAGGTCAAAGCGTCTATGGCGGACACACTATTTGTGATATTATAGAGGAAGACGACAAGTACTCTATATACATCAAGAAAGAAGATATGGTGCTTCCGTGGAAAGACTTTAACAAGAATATGGCTATATCAGTTGAGTACAATTTGGAGTACTGATGAGAGGCCTTTTTAACTACATAGTGTCTCCTATTGGAGACAGGTACAATAATAAGGTCCAGGTTGCGGAAGGCAAGGACCTTATTATTAATACCGAGATATCAAACCATGAGTACGTCAACCGTGTAGCTGAAGTAGTTCAAGTACCAATAGGTGTTGCTACACCTATAAGGAAGGGACAAGAGGTCCTGGTGCATCACCAAGTGTTTAGACGCTGGTACGATGTTAAAGGCAAAGAGCGAAACTCTAGAGCCTGGGCTAATGAAGATAAGTATCTTGTAGAGCAAGATCAAGTCTTCCTTTACAGAAACCCAGGTGAAGATTGGAGTCCTATGCCAGGCTACTGCTTCGTTCAACCTATAGAGAATGATGATAGGTTCTCGTTAGACGCTGAGAAACCTCTAGTCGGTGTGATTCGTTATTCTGGTATACCACTTATGGTCGGTAAGCTTGTTGGCTTTTCACCGGGCGACGAGTTTGAATTCATTGTGGATGGAGTTAGGCTTTACAGGGTTATGGATAAATACATTAATATTGAATATGAATATCAAGGAGACGAAAAAGCGTATAATCCAAGCTGGGCATAAAGCCGTTGAGGAATTAATTAAGGTAGCTAAAGAAGCTATTGTTGATTCTGACGACGACATCTCAGCCGATAGGCTTAAGAACGCTGCGGCGACTAAGAAGCTTGCTATCTTCGATGCATTTGAAATACTGAACCGCATCCAAGAAGAAGAGGCTATCCTTGAGGAAAAAGAGAAACCACCTACAGATAAACCTAAGTTTAAAGGCTTTGCTGAAGGTAGATCTAAGTAATGTACAAACAGAGCTTATATAAAGTTGTCCAACCTATAAGATCAAACACCCTACACCGGCTCAATAAAAGCAAGAGCTGGGCTTACGGTTACAACAAAGAAAATGACATTGTTGTTGTATCTAAGACTGGACAGATCGGAGAGGTGCTAGAGATACAGGGCTTGAAGATAGCCTTGCCTTTAGCACCTAAAACCGTTTACACCCGTAGCAAGAAGAAGTCGGAACAAAAGTGGGAGCAGTTTCCAGAAAACCCAGATTTTAAGAAGATTAAGACAGTATTCGATTGGAACGAATATCCTGAAGAGTTTAAAGAAAAACACTACGCATATATCGATGAAGAATTTAGACGTAGAGAAGAAGGGTTTTGGTTTAGCAACAATGGTGTCGCCACTTGGATACCTGGGTCTTACTATATGTATCTCCAGTGGAGCAAGATCGATGTCGGCGCTCCTGACTTCCGCGAAGCGAACAGGCTCTTCTTTATATTCTGGGAAGCTTGCAAAGCAGATAAAAGAAGCTACGGCATGTGCTATCTCAAGAATAGACGATCGGGCTTCTCGTTCATGAGCTCGGCTGAAACCGTTAATTTAGCTACTCTTGCAAGTGATTCTAGATTTGGTATACTGTCTAAATCCGGTGGTGACGCAAAAAAGATGTTCACGGATAAGGTAGTGCCAATAAGTTTGAATTACCCGTTCTTTTTCAAGCCGATACAAGATGGTATGGACCGTCCTAAGTCAGAGCTTGCTTACCGTGTTCCAGCCAAAAAGTTCACCCGTCGAAAAATGGGTCAACACGAGGAGGCTGACGATATGCAAGGTCTCGACACTACGATCGACTGGAAAAACACCGGTGACAATAGTTATGATGGTGAGAAGCTCTCCTTGTTAGTCCACGATGAAAGTGGTAAGTGGGAAAAGCCTGACAACATCAAAAACAACTGGCGGGTAACTAAGACTTGTTTGCGTCTTGGTAGTAGGATCATCGGTAAGTGCATGATGGGTTCTACTTCAAACGCACTAGATAAGGGAGGTCAGAATTTCAAGGATATGTACTACGATTCTGACGTAACTAAGCGTAACAAGAACGGGCAAACGAAGTCTGGGCTTTACGCTTTGTTTATACCCATGGAGTGGAACTATGAAGGTTTCATTGATGAGTATGGACACCCTGTCTTTAACAACCCAGAGGGTGAAGTACGAGGACCGCACGGTGATAAGATCGAGTATGGAGTCGTAGACCACTGGTTGAACGAAGCTGAAGGTTTGAAAGATGACCAAGACGCTTTGAACGAATTTTACAGGCAGTTTCCTCGTACTGAGGAGCACGCCTTTAGAGACGAAACTAAAAACAGCTTGTTTAATCTTGTAAAGATTTACGAGCAGATAGACTATAACGAAGGTAACGAGAACTCTGCTGTTCTTACTACCGGTAACTTCCAGTGGGAGAACGGTATTAAGGATACTAAGGTTAGGTTTACTCCTGACCCTAATGGTAGGTTCAAAGTAAGCTGGGTGCCTAACGCGTCCATGCAGAACCGCGTTGTGGTCAAAAATGGTATAAAGTACCCTGGTAACGAACACGTCGGAGCGTTTGGTTGCGACTCGTACGATATCTCAGGTACAGTAGATAAGAAAGGTTCGAAAGGAGCTTTGCACGGTTTGACTAAGTTCTCGATGGAGGATGCGCCTGCAAACACTTTCTTTTTAGAATATATAGCTAGACCACAAACCGCTGAGATATTCTTTGAAGATGTTCTCATGGCACTTGTATTTTATGGTATGCCGATACTTGCGGAGAACAACAAGCCAAGGCTTTTGTACTACCTGCGCCGAAGAGGGTACAGGGGATTTAGTATGAACAGGCCAGATAAGGCTTGGAATAAGTTGTCAACAGCCGAGAAGGAGGTTGGCGGTATTCCTAACTCCAGCGAAGACATAAAGCAAGCCCATGCCGCAGCCATCGAAATGTACATCAACGACCATGTTGGTCAGGTGGAAGATGGCTACGGCACAATGTATTTCAATGAAACCCTGAACGATTGGGCCAAGTTCAATATAAACAATAGAACCAAGCATGATGCTTCTATTAGCTCTGGTCTAGCCATCATGGCTTGCAATAGACAGAAGTACGCGCCAAATCCCGAGGCCAAACGCGCCCCCGTTAACATTACCATATCGAGATACAATAACACTGGAACTACATCAAGAATATTAAAAGCATAATATGGCAGAGTCTGTTGTAACAAGCTTCCCGTCACAAGCGGTTAGTGACCTAGAAAAAATGAGCCACGACTATGGGCTTAAGGTGGCTAAGGCTATTGAGTCAGAGTGGTTCACTGGATCGACCTCTAAGTATACTGGCGTATACAATAAGTTTCACCAGCTTAGGCTTTATGCCCGAGGCGAACAGTCAATCGAAAAATATAAAAACGAGTTATCAATTAATGGTGACTTAAGCTATTTAAACCTGGACTGGAAGCCAGTTCCTATCATCCCTAAGTTTGTTGATATCGTTGTTAACGGTATGTCACAACGAGCTTATGAAGTAAACGCATTCTCGCAGGACGACTACGGTGTGGCTCGCCGCACTGAGTATATGGAGTCTTTGCTACGTGATATAAAAGCAAAAGAATTTAACGACGCTGCTCAAGCTCAGCTCGGCATGAACCTCTATGAAAACAACAAGGAGGAACTGCCAGCAACCGAAGAGGAGTTAGCGTTGCATATGCAGCTCAACTACAAGCAGGCCGTTGAGTTGGCAGAAGAGCAGGCTATTAACGTGCTGCTCGAGCATAGCGACTATGACCTTACTAGACGTAGAGTTCTCGAAGACTTAACCATCTTAGGTATTGGCGCTACTAAAACTACATTTGATTATGCAGACGGCGTTACAGTAAAGTACGTCGATCCTGCAAACTTGATTTACTCTTACACAGAGTCTCCATATTTCGAAGACATATACTACGTCGGTGAGACTAAAGAGATTCCAATCAACGAACTCGTTAGAGAGTTCCCTGACTTGACTGAAGATCAGATCGCAGGCATCCTTGAGAACTCTTCAGATACGGTTAGCCCACGCAACAATTCAGATAGAAACAAGGTTCACGTCCTGTACTTTAACTACAAGACGCATAAGAACAATGTGTACAAGCTCAAGACAACCGGTGCTGGTGGAGAAAAGGTTATACCTAAAGACGACACCTTTAACCCTCCAGCGGATTTGGCCGGTGAGTTCAGCAAGCTTGATAAAGTTACTGAAGTCCTTTACGAAGGAGTGTTAGTTCTTGGAACTGATACGCTCCTGCGCTGGAGGATGGCACCTAACATGATGCGTACTAAGTCCGACTTTGGTTCGGTCAAGATGAACTACCAGATTGTCGCACCTCGTATGTACAAGGGTAAGATCGATTCTTTGGTCAACCGCATCACTGGTTTTGCTGACATGATTCAGCTAACCCACCTCAAGCTCCAGCAGGTTATGAACCGTATGGTGCCCGACGGTGTTTACCTCGATGCTGACGGTCTTGCCGAGATCGACCTCGGCAACGGTACAAACTACAACCCACAAGAAGCACTTAACATGTTCTTCCAGACTGGTTCGGTTATCGGCCGGTCGTTCACCAGTGACGGTGATATGAACCCAGGTAAAGTGCCTATCCAGCAGATTCAAAACGGATCAGGCGGTGGTAAGATGCAGTCTCTTATTCAGACGTACAACTACTACCTGCAAATGATTCGCGACGTTACGGGTCTCAACGAGGCTCGTGACGGCAGTATGCCAGATAAGAACGCTCTTGTCGGTATTCAGAAGCTAGCGGCTGCAAACTCTAACACAGCAACAAGACATATATTACAGTCTATGCTGTATATCACCGCAGAAGTTGCAGAGAACCTTTCTCTCAGGGTTTCTGACATACTCGAATACTCACCATCCCGCGATGCGTTTGTGCGCGCTATAGGCGCTCATAATGTCGCCACGTTGACAGAGATGAGTGCTCTTCACTTGCATGACTTTGGTATCTTTATTGATTTGTTGCCAGACGAGGAAGAAGCTGCTAAGCTTGAGAACAATATCCAAATAGCTCTAAGCCAAAAGTTGATCGATCTTGATGATGCTATCGACATCAGAGAGATCAAGAACATCAAGCTAGCTAACCAATTACTTAAGGTTAAGCGCAAGAAGAAAGCAGAGCGCGATCAACAGGCTCAACAGCAGAACATCCAAACTCAAGCCCAAGCTAACGCTCAAGCGCAGCAGGTGGCAGCTCAAGCCGAAATGCAAAAGAACCAAGCTAAGGCTCAGGCTGAACTCCAGATGGAACAGACTAAGACACAGCTCAAGATACAGTATCTGCAACAAGAAGCTGAGGTTAAGAAAGAACTTATGGAACTTGAGTTCGAGTTCAACCAAAAGCTTAATCAACAACAATTACAAACAAAGGGTGATTCACTTAAAAAGTTTGAGTCATCAGGTAATGATATAGTTACGGGAGGAGCGGACACAGAGCGGTTCCTCCCATGATATAAATCTTATATTATTTTATTATGGCAGAACAAGAAACAACTGCGCAAGAAACCACTGACGACAACACGGTCAAGGTAAGCTTTCAGTCTATGAAAGAAAAGCCAGAAGAAGTGTACAAAGTCGATTTTTCAAAACCACCAACTAATGAAGCCGAAGAAACTGAGGTACAAGAAGAAGGACCAGATGCTAATGACGCTGGATCCGATCAAACCAAAGAGGAAGTACAACCGCAAGAGGAAGCACAACCAGGAGATGGAGATGTAAAAAAAGAAGAGCCTAAAGTCGAAGAGCCAGTGGCTCAAGAGACTGTAGCGCCTACTTTGCCTGACAACATCCAAAAGCTGGTTGACTTTATTAACGAGACTGGTGGTGACATCAATGACTATGTTCGCCTTAACCGAGACGTTAGTAGTCTTGACGGTGCTGACTTAATGGACGAGTACTACAAAGCTACTAAACCTCATTTGAGTAGTGAAGAGAGAGCGTTCTTACTGGAGGAGACCTTCGGTTATGACGCTGACCTTGACGACGAGAAAGAGATCAAGCGCAAGAAGATCGCGCTTAAAGAAGAGCAAGCTAAAGCCCGCCAGTATTTAGAAAACCAAAAAGCCAAATACTACGATGAGATTAAGGCTACGGACAACCTTACTGCAGAGCAAAAGAAGGCCGTGGACTTTTTCAACCGTTACAATAAAGAGACAGAGCAGCAGAAGCAACTGTCTGAAGCAACCTTAAAAGCGTTTCAACAACGTACGGAAAAGGTCTTTGGTGAAGGTTTCGAAGGTTTCGAATACAAGATCGGAGACAACACGTTCCGCTACAACGTGAAAAACGCCCAAGAAGTGAAGGCCACCCAGAGTGACTTGAATAATTTCGTTAACAAGTTTGTCGGCGAAGACAATACGATTCAGGACGCAGCTGGCTACCATAAAGGTCTTTTTACAGCCATGAACGCGGATGCTATCGCTCAGCATTTTTACGAGCAAGGAAAAGCTGACGCGATCAAGGACCAGGTTGCTAAAGATAAGAACGTTAACACCGAAGCCCGTCAGACTCACGGTGAGACTGAAGTTGGAGGCATTAGGTATAAAGTTTTAGGGGATTCTGCTCGTGACTTCAAAATAAGAAAAAGAAAACGTTAATCCATTAAACTTTAAACAATGGCAATTTTTAATGGCGCCAACTTAGGCGCTACTCCTTCTGCACAGAAGGTTACTTTGACAGGCAACTATGTTGACCTCGCTAACGCGGGTTGGGCTCAGCAGTACTTGCCAGAACTCGTTGAACAAGAAGCTGAGATTTTCGGTAACCGCACTTTGGGTGGTTTCTTGGAGATGGTCGGCGCAGAAGAGGCTATGGCTTCTGATCAGGTCGTGTGGTCTGAGCAGGGTCGTTTGCACCTCGCTTACGTTGGTGAAATGGTTACTGGCACTGCAACTAACGTTGTAAACGTCACTGCCGATATGGACGGCAACGCCGCTACTGCCGGAGCTCACGGTATCCGCGTTGGTGACTTGGTGGTTGTGTCTAGCGCCGAAGGTACTGACAAGGGCTATGTGTCTGGTGTGTCTAGCTCTGCTATAACTATCGAGTCTTACTCAGCGGCTAGCTTGGCTGTTGGCCTTGGTTCCACTGGAACCGTGGCTGTCCAGTTGTTCGTGTTTGGTTCTGAGTACGGTAAAGGTACTGCTGGTCGCGGATCTGCTAACGAGCCTTCGTTCAACACTTTGACCAACAAGCCTATCATTATGAAGGACTTGTACGAAGTGTCTGGTTCTGATGCGTCTCAAATTGGCTGGGTTGAGGTGTCTGGTGAAGAGGGACAAAACGGTTACTTGTGGTACTTGAAGGCCGCTGGTGATACCCGTGCTCGTTTCACTGACTACTGCGAGATGACCTTGGTTGAAGCTGAAAAAGCTGCAGCTAGCTCTGCTGCTGAGACTGCTGGTAAGGAAGGTACTGAAGGCCTCTTCGCTGCTATCCAAGATCGCGGCAACGTGACTTTCAACTCTTCTCCTACCGACTTGGACGACTTTGACTTGATCATCAAGGAGTTCGACAAGCAAGGTGCTATCGAAGAGTACATGATGTTCTTGAACCGTGACGAGAACCTCGGCGTGGACGATATGCTCGCAGGTTTGAACTCTTACGGTACTGGCGGTACTTCTTACGGTGTGTTTGACAACGATGCTGACATGGCGTTGAACTTGGGCTTCACTGGTTTCCGCAGAGGTTCTTACGACTTCTACAAGACTGACTGGAAATACTTGAATGACATAACTGGTCGCGGTTCTAACCTCGATGCCGCGACACCTACTGCTGCTGGTATCGGTAAGATCGGTGGCGTGTTCGTGCCAGCTGGTACCTCATCTGTGTACGATCAGACTTTGGGTCGCAACTTGCGTCGTCCATTCTTGCACGTTCGCTACAGAGCTTCTCAGATGGAAGATCGCCGCTTCAAGACTTGGACCACTGGTTCTGTTGGAGCTGCTACTTCTGATCTCGACGCTATGGAGATGCACTTCTTGACTGAGCGCTGCTTGGTTGTGCAGGGTGCTAACAACTTCATGTTGGTGCAGGGATAATAACCCTTATGAAACTCGGCGGGGACCTCGGTCCCTGCCTTGTTTTATTTTATACAATTTTATTATATCATGTCTGAAACTAAAACTACCGCGCGTAAGACTACGCGTAAGGCCGCGCCTAAAAAAGAGGCTGCACCTATCGTCGAGGAGCAAACAATTAATACAGCTCCAGAGATTATTGAAGAAAAACCTACTAACACTTGGGAAATTAAAGATAGGATTTACTATCTAAAGGGAGGTAAAACACCTCTAACATTTAGGCTTAAGTGTAGAGGTCTGTTCTGGTTTGATGAAGATAAGGGCTACGAAAGAGAGCTTCTTTACACTAGAAACCAAAGAACAGTCTTCGTTGATGAGATGGAAGGTCAAAAGCAGATGGCTCACGTAGTGTTTAAAAACGGAACTCTCGTAGTTCCAAGAAACCTCCAAACACTTCAGAAGCTTCTCTCGCTTTACCACCCATATAAAGATAGAGTATACGAAGAGTTTGACGCAAACGTTGAGGCTAAGGTTGAGGTCGACACTATCGAGACCCAGCTCGAGGCTATGAACATCGCGAATAGCTTGGATATCGACACAGCTGAAGCTGTCATGAGAGCTGAGATCGGTAGCGCAGTTAACAAGATGGGCAGCAAAGAATTGAAGAGAGATCTTCTTGTGTTTGCTAGAAATAAGCCATCATTGTTTATTGAGCTCGCTCAGGATGAAAACATCCAGCTTCGCAATACTGCGATTAAGGCTACTGAAGCTCGTATCATTGAGCTCAGCGCAGACAATCGCTACTTCTCATGGGCATCTACAGGGCGTACACTTATGACAGTGCCTTTCGATGCTCACCCATACACCGCTCTTGCAAAGTGGTTTAAAACTGACGAGGGCATGGAAGTCCTCAAACAATTAGAACAAAGATTAAACTAAGATACAAATGGCCAAAGCAAATTTAAACGTCCCGGGTAATTTCCAACGGGCGGCGTTCGGACAGAACGGTTTTGAATACTTAACTGGAAACGCAGCAAACCTTGAGGGCGATTTTGTGGCCATTCAAGCTTTATCTCAGGCCGTGGTTTCTGTTACTGTTAGTGAGGGCGACGCTCTCGCTTCAGTGACGGTGCCAACTGGGGTAACGATTTACGGACCCTTCAAAAGCGTTGACTTAACGTCAGGAACAGTGCTGGCATACAGAGCGTAATAACAATGAGCTTTTACGATGACGCATCACTAGTATTATTAGCTGGAGGGGCAGCTGGTAAGGACGGCAAAGTTTTCAGCCTGAAGCCACACCCAAACACTGTTAGTGGTGAACTTGTAACAAACGGCGGCTTTGATGCTGACAGCGACTGGATCAAAGTTGGTGAGTCCACTATCTCTGGTGGCAAGGGTCATATTATAAGTACAACTGGTGTTTGGTCTAACCTCAATCAAACCAATGTGTTTACCGTGGGTAAGCACTATAGATTGTCTATTGATGCCACTGTAAATATCAATGCTGCAGACTACGCGATTAAGATTCAAGACGGGTCTGGTGACGTCGGGTATATTACAACCTCTGGATCTTACGTCTTTTATTTTACCTCGGGTGGAACTACACTTACTATCGGTCGTTACAACACGAATTCTGCTGTAGATGTAGACATAGATAATGTTTCTGTAGTAGAAGTAGATAAGCTCCCCGCTGACTTCTACTTCGAAAGAGGCACTGACCTTACAGCTACGCGTATCGGTAAGGACGGGTACATTGAGAAAGGGAGGGAGAATCTGCTTAAGCATTCAGGCAGTTTCGATGTTGGGACTGGATCTGGAGGCTGGGCAAAAGTAAACACATCTGTGACTGGCGGTCAAATCGGATACGATTCCAGCGCTGATGCATATAAGCTTGAGGCTACATCTACTGGCGCTAGTTCTAACTCTATATATCAAGACGTAACCGTAGATGGCCTGAAAACAATTAGTATTTTTGCTAAGGCTGGAAACAACGTGTCAGGCACACAGAGTCTGCGTCTTTCTTTAAATGAGTATTTAACTTCAGATCCCAATACTAAATTCAACAGTAGAGCATTTTTCGATCTGTCAGATGGCAGTGTGATTTCTACAACTGGGAATGTTATTTCCGCACATTCCGAGAGCTTTGGAGGGGGCTGGTTTAGACTCTCCATGTCAGTCGAAGTTCCGTCAACAAATACGGCTGATAGAGTCGTTGTGTTCATGGGTAGCGGAGGAGCAACAATCAACGATCAAACAATCGGGGACTATTTCTTCATTCAAAATTTCCAGCTTGAAATAGGATTAGCTGCCTCAGACTATATTAAAACAGGTGATACTACGGCTACTGCTGGTGTGCTCGAAAACGAACCACGCTTTAACTATACTGGTGGTGGATGCCCAGCTCTGTTGATGGAGCTGCAGAGTACGAATAAGCTTATTCATAGCGAGTACTTTAATGATTATTGGGCAGCTCAAGATGCCTCCGTCACATATAACGCCACGACTTCTCCAGAGGGTTTGATAAATGCCGCCAAGTTAATTCCTGATAATGGCACGGGTGGAAATAGAAGTATCGGCAAGAATTTCACTGGGTTATCTGGTGTTCACACGTTCAGTGTGTTTGCAAAAGCCGCTGGTCATGACTACATCGCTCTCAGGATGAGAAATCCTGGAAACGGTTTTGTCATGTTTAACCTAAACGACGGGTCTGTAGAAAATGAAGTTTCAGGTTCTAACCAGTACGTAGCAAACAGCGCAAAGATTGAATCTTTTGGCAACGATTGGTACAGATGTAGTGCCTCTTTTGATCCAAGCCAATCCACTACTGTTGGTCAGTTGTTTGTCAGTCTTTCGACTGGTATTGACGGAACTGAAATTAGCGACTTTGATGGGGACGGGACCAACGGGGTTTTTATCTACGGTGCTCAGCTTGAAGCAAATGAATTCACTACCTCTTACATCCCTACTTACGGTGCCAGCGCTACGAGGAATCAAGATGTAACGGGAGAGCTAGAGCATGGGATTACGATGGGGACTACGTGCTCTGTATTCTTTGAGGGGAAGCACCTTGCGCCAGACATTACTCAGCTAAGCTTCTTTCAGCTAAGAACTGACGATAATAATAGATTACTTTTTTTCGGTTCTGGCACAACTAGCTCCGCATATAATTTTCTCGTTCAACATAGAGTCGGCGGGACCTCTACAAACTCAACATCTAAAACTCTAAACATAGGCGATTCGTTCAAGGTTCTGGCTAGGATGGATGACACTACGATGGACGTCTTTATAAACGGTGAGCTGTACGATACAAAAACAATTACTGCTCAGGATCACTTTGGTAAAATGAACCTGTATAGAACTGGTGCTGCAGAACAAAGCGGTCACGAAGTATCCCAAGCAATGTTGTTTACAACAGCTTTATCTAACAACGACGCAGAGATCATTACTGGGGCTCCTAGCTACAACTCTTTTGCAACCATGGCTGCGTCAACAGCATTAAATTATACAATTTATGAGTAAAGCATCACTAGAGCTCGGTGGAGGCAACTGGGCGGCAAAAGACGGTAATATACTAGGGTATGCTGTAGGGGACACCTCTGGTAAGTACCTCCCTCGTGAGTTTGACTTTTCTCGTGGGGCAGACATCGCTGCTACGAGAATAAACAAGGACGGGTTGGTTGAGAAGTACAGAGAGAACGCACTAATTAACTCAGGCGATTTTTCTATTACTGGCGCTTCAGGTGGCTGGGTAAAGAACAACGCTACTGTTACATCTGGCTATGCTGGATATGACGGAACCACTAACGCCTGGAAGCTCGAGTCTACAGCCGAAACATCGTTTAACAACCTTAACCAGCAAGAGCAATACAACGCAGCCATAACGCCACTCGGTTCGAAAGTTTCTACTTTTTCTGTGTACCTAAAAGCTGGTACCACAAACTGGATTCGTCTAAATCTGGGTAATACAGGTAATGTTTATTTTGACATTAAAAACGGACAGGTAGGTACTGCTTCTTCTGTATGGGTTTCGGGTCAGATAGAAAGTGCAGGCAACGGATTTTATCGTTGCTCTATAACAAGACGCGATGGCAACGCTTTTGACTCTTGTTATATCTATCTCGCTGAGAGTGACGGAAGCATATTGCCCTTAACTCACACTATCCCTCAGCACATTTTTGTACAGCACCCTCAGCTTGAATACGGGTTAGTAGCCACTGACTACTTAGAGTCTGGTGGCTCTACAAGTAAAGCTGGTGTCCTTGACAACCTCCCACGTATCGACTATACAAGCGGTAATGCTC